AGAAATTTATCATACAGGGGGAGGAAAAAAGACTAAATATTAATTAAACTAGGTCTAGTAGAGATATAATTTAAAAAATAATTGAAGTAAATAGAAAAATTTTTATTTCACACTATTTATAATAAAAATAAAAGAAAAAAGTAAAAAATAAGATATGGCTGATTTGTTAATGAAAATGCCGATCCCTTACGAACCGAAAAGGGAGAACCGATGGATTTTGAGATTTCCGTCATCACTTGGTATCAATGAGTGGTATGTTGAGACAACGTCTAGACCAAAACTACAAATCGGTTCAACAGAAATTCAATTCTTAAATACGTCAACATATGTTGCTGGTCGTTTTACTTGGCAAGAACTTCCTGTAACTTTCCGTGACCCGATTGGTCCTTCAGCGTCACAAGCTGTTATGGAATGGATCCGTTTATGTGCTGAATCAGTAACAGGACGTATGGGTTATGCTGCGGGTTACAAAAAGAACGTTGACCTTGAAATGTTGGATCCAACAGGAGTTGTTGTGGAGAAATGGATTTTAGAAGGAACATTCTTAACTGGATACGATGGTGGATCATTATCTTATTCAAGTGACGGTATTGCTAAAATATCCGCGAACATGAGAATGGACCGTTGTATATTAGTATACTAATAGTAAAAAAAAACATATTAAATAAAGACCTATTCACTTTACTAGTGGTAGGTCTTTTTTATTTTTACTTATAAAAAGAAGTTTATGGAACAAGATGCGTACGCTGCAGGACAAGCAGATTTTAATTTACCACACGACGTAATTCAATTACCAACACAAGGTAAGTTTTACAAATCAAAAAAGAAATCAATTAAGGTTGGTTATTTAACTGCTGCAGATGAAAATATTTTAGCTGAAGTTGATTTTAGGAAAAATGTGAATGAGGGTATCATTTTACCTTTGTTAAGAAATAAAATTTATGAGAGAGATATCAGACCTGAAGAACTATTGGACGGTGATATTGAAGCAATCTTATTATTTTTACGTAACACATCTTTTGGACCTGAATATACGGTAACTGCTATTGACCCACAAACAGAACAAAAGTTTCGTGTAACAATTCAATTAGATGAATTGAACTATAAAAAAACCGAATTTGAACCAAATGAAGAGGGTTACTTCCAAACAACATTACCTGTTTCTAAAAAGAATGTCACCCTTAAATTATTGAATGTAGCAGATAGAATTGAGATTGACAGAATTATCAAATCATATCCTTCAGAAAGAACTGCACCTGTAGTTACCACAAAATTACTCAAACACATTGTTGAACTAGATGGTGATGACGATAAAAATAGAATTAGTATGTGGATTGAACAAATGCCTATCGCTGATTCAAAATTCATTAGAAAATTTATTTCCCAAAACGAACCAAGGTTGGATTTATCAAAAGAAGTTATAGCCCCGTCAGGAGAAAAAGTGGTTGTTGATATCACTTTTGGGGTTGAATTTTTTCGGCCTTTCTTATCAATATAAGACAACTCTCTTAGACGAATTTTATTATTTTTCCCGATTGTTCAGAACTCAGTATTCTGAGTTCATGAAGATGCCAACATATGTCCGTAAGTATTTAGTTCAAAAACACATAGAAGAATCTAAAACCAATAATTAAATATTTATTGAAAAACACCACAAATTTAAATGGGAGAAATTGAAGATCTTAGGAAAAGAAACGAGGAACTTGAGAAATATTATAAAAATTCTGAAGCTGCGAAGAGACAAACTCAAAGTTTTTCTGAAAGTTATGATGCTGCCAGTCGGAGGGTAGGTTCTGGTATAGGGGAGTGGACCCTTGACATGAAAGCGTTCTCAAATTCAATTAAAAATGGAGTCGGTGACTTGACAAAAGCACTTAGTCCCTTTGATTTAAGACCATTCCAAGAACTTGATGAAAGTGCTACTATAATACAAAAAACTTTTGGTACGAATAAAGCTAGATTAGAAGAATTCAAACAAACAATTGCTGATACCACACCAGAACTAATAAAAATGGGTATATCAGAAAAAGATGCATTGCAGAATATTCAGGATTTGATGTCTGGTTTAGGTACTGCGGCTAGTTTGGGTACCGAAGCGATTACAGAAATATCCGCAGCTTCTGAACTTTCAGGGGTAGGTGTTAAGGAACTTGCATCAAGTTTTAGAGAGGTTGGAGTTTCAATTTACGATGTTGGTGATCAAATGAAGGAGGTAACTGATTATGCTCGTAGTGTTGGTGTTTCAGTTAAAAGTGTTTCTGCCAATGTAGTCGGGAATCTTGACAAGATGAACCTATATAACTTTGATAATGGAATCAAAGGTCTTGCAAAAATGGCCGCAACTTCAGAACGTATGGGTATCAGTATGAAACAAGTCTTTGACTTTGCTGATAAAATATATGATCCTGAAGGTGCTATTGAAATGGCTGCAGGACTACAAAGATTGGGTGTTACTGCAAGTGGACTATTAGATCCACTGAGAGCTATGGATTTAGCAGCGAATGACCCTGAAGGACTACAAAAAGAGATTCTTAATGTTACCAAAGAGTTTACTAAATTCAACGAGGCTAACGGTAAGTTTGAAATTATGCCGGGATCTAAAAGAAGATTGAGAGAAATTGCAAAAGAAATGGGCATACCTGCGGAAGAACTGGCATCAATGTCAATCAAAGCTGCGGATTTTGACATGAAAATGAAACAAATCCAATTTCCTTCTTTAGCTGCGGATCAAGAAACCAAAGAGATGATTGCGGGTATGGCTCAAATGAAAGATGGTAAAGCAGTTATTAATGTTAAAAATGAACAAACCGGAAAAGTTGAATTAAAACAAGTTGATCAACTTACTGCAACTGATCTTGAAAGCTTGAAAAAGAGTCAAGAAGAAAGTGGCCTAACTATAGAAGAAATTGCTAGAAGACAACTTAGTGTTTCTGAACAAATTGCGGCAAACACTAGAGGTTTTACAAAAACCATTGAATATGGGAAGGCAACTTCTGAACCACTTGAAAAGTTATATACCACATTTATGGGTGTCCAACAAGATGCTTCTGAAAATTTGGCACAAAGCGTAACCACAGGAGGTGTTAGAAATCGTTATGACGCAATGGCACAGCCTGTTGAAGATTACGTTGTTGCTGGAATTGCCGGAAATGAAGAAAAACAAAAACAAGCTCAAAAAGATTTCTTCCAAGCATTTATTGATACCGAGAAATCAATAAGGGAAGGTGCTCAAGAAATAATAAGTGCAACAATGACAGATGTGTCAAACAGATTGAAAGAGACATACATGCAACCACAAAAAGTTGAAACCAAATCTGAAATAAATGTCAATGTAAATATAACTGGTGATGAGAATACAAGAAATATGAACGCAACACAAATTGAAACTGTTGTTAAAGAATCTTTTGCAAAACCTGAATTCTCAAGCGCTATAAATGGTCAACTTGCAGGTGGAAATCAACCAAGCGCAACCACAGGTTCTAAAAACAAACAATAGTGATAAAAAATCTACCAAACCTCTATTTATAAAATAAAACAATATGTCTGAAAGTTTTTTATCGTTTGGTAATTCTGCGGCTTTTAGGAAACAATTATTAGTTAAAAATTTAACACCTTATAATGTTCCTGGAACCTACACCTCACCTGGCAACCCTGTTGATTATGAAACAGTGCTTTCAGTTAATAATGTGGTAGATTCCCCAAATAATTTAGTATCAACAAATTTATTTGCTCAAGATTTATATCCATTAAACGAATATGGACCTGAGGGAGGTTTTAGTCAACCAATTGGAATCAATTCAGTTGCTTCCACAAATAATCCTGAGGGAACCAACCAAGGACCATACCAACCAATTGATACTGTTTTAGATGTTGTAAACGAATTTTTTATTGAATCTGCTTATGTAACAAATAAGTGGGGACCTAGTGGTGGTTACAAAGATTTAGTTATTATTACTGACATACAAAACGCAGGTAATATATACCAACCATATTGGGACCCTGGATACTACAGTTATTCATCTTACCCTACATTCAACATAGTATTTCAGGATGATCCAATAGGATCAAACGGACCACTATCTTCGGATAGTTTCTTGGCTAAAATTGGTGCCGCACAATTAAAATTTGCGTTTGACGAAAGAATTGCTCAAGAATTGGAACAAGCAACAATTGGGGTAATCAACCTTGATACAATAAGTGATCCTTTTTCAGCAAGTTTATTGGCAACGGGACAACAACCATTTTTTATTAGAAATTGGAAAATTACTGTCCCTGAAAACCCTGTTTTAGCGACTGTATCTTTAGCAAATAGATTAACAGGTACGTATTTTCCTGTTTCATTTATTCCTGGCGATTACTTTGATGATGATAACCCAATAAATGGACCACAAACTGAAGGCGCTCTCGGTATTGCAAATAGTTTGACTGGTGGGTTATTAGCACCTGTATTAAACAAATATAGAAATCCATCTGAGATTTTTATTGCTAATACAGGTAATGGACAGAGATCTGCTTTATTTTCATCGTTAGATTACAACTTATATAGACCGGCTTATAATCGTGGTATTATTGGTGGTTTAATTGCGGGAGCTTCGGCTGCAGTAAACAGACTGTTTAATCAAGACAAGGCTCAATCTTCAGGATATTATGTTGGTAGTGAAAATGCAGAACCCGCACAAATTGACGGACCACCAAACCAATTACCTGTTAACCAATTTGGTGTCCAACAACAAAGTATTGTTTACGGTCCTGATGCTCTTGGTATTTTATATGAGGGTAATGAAGAGTCTATTAATTTTGGTTTAAAAGGTAGATCTTATAGTGATGGTGGTGGTACGTCAGGACAATTAGTTTGGACTTCACCGAAATACAAAGGTAATGCTGGATTTAGAGCAACTAAAGGTGGAGGTTCGGGTAGTTTAGATGATGATTTTAATCAAATATCTGCCGACTATTTAAGATACCAATCGGTAGATATACCATTCAGACCGGGATCTATTTTATATGAGACCCAAAGATTAGTGGATTCTGCAGATCAAGTACAAGGTCAGGCAAGGTTAAAACACGTTGGTAATGCGATTAATCAAGTATCAAAAGTATTCAACGACGGATATAAGGAAATGACTAAAGGTTCTATGGTTCTATCATATGTTAATCAAGCGGATGGAACTCAAGCAGGGCTTGAATATTGTAGAGTTTTCCAAAAAGATACGCCTTACTATACTTTTGCCGATCTACAAAAATCGGACGGTATTACAACATCAGGTAGACGAGTGGATTATTCAATTTTGGATAACACATACAATTTGAATATTGCCCCTTTGAGAAATCCTGGATCAACAAATATTGTTGATGGTAAGGTTAAAAAATATATGTTCTCAATTGAAAACTTGGCATGGAGAACTTCGGACAGACCGGGTTACACTTATGACGATTTACCTGTTTGTGAAAAAGGACCTAACGGTGGTAGAATTATGTGGTTCCCACCTTATGACTTAAAATTCTCAGATGACTCAAAACCGGATTTTAACTCAACTTTCTTTATGGGAAGACCTGAACCGATTTATACTTATAAAAACACTAGTAGATCAGGTTCATTAAGTTGGACAATTATTGTTGATAACCCATCCATGTTAAACACAATAATTGAAAAACAAATGAAAGGTGTTGCAAAAGAAAGAATACAAAGTGTTGTTGATTCTTTCTTTGCGGGTTGTACGAAATATGATTTGTATGAATTAGGAATTAAATTTAATACAATACCAACAAAAGATTTATTCACATACCAACAGATATTGAATAACCCAAGATTAACAACTGAAGAACAGATACAAGTATTTCAGAGTATTCCACAAGAACAAAGTAGTGATCAACCAAACAAATCAACAGGTGCAGATACAAATCCTGGAACAACAGGTACTGGAACACAAACTGCAGAAAATACAACACCTGTTGAAGTTGATTTAAGTAAATTTGTTGGTTATGGATTCTATTTTGAAAATGATATACCAAAAGGAAATCCTGGTACCGTTGCTGCATCACCATACAATGTGTACTATAATGAATATATTGGATTACAAAATACGACTTATCAAAGCGAAGCACCTGCAACCGTATCGTCAGGGGGAGACGTATTCCAAAAAGGAGGGATACCTCAGTTCTTTACCGATGTAATCACAGGAAACTTTAATTATATCCAGAATGAATTAATGAAGGAAATTGGTGATATCTTAACCAAAGGTGGTTCAGTTACTATTGATATGGTGGGATCGGCATCCGCACCGGCAAAAGTTTCATATAATCAAAAACTATCAGAAAGAAGAAACGACTCGGTTAAAAAGTGGATGTTGGCATATAAATTACCTGATGGTAAAACAATATCACAATATGGAAACAAGTTCGTTATGAACTTTAAAGGCGCTGGTGAACAATTAGTAATACCTAAGACACAAAAAGAGGCAGATGCAACTGCAGATCCTAATGATGCGTCAGTTAACACATCAACAGCTGGTAGTATTTTGGCGGCACAAGTGAATTGTACTAACGATATCGTAGCATTGAATGCTCAAGGACAACCAATCCCTGATCAAAACTCACCAAACGAAGCACAATGGTATAGTATTCCTGCAATGGCTTGTAGACGAGTATCTATCCAAAAAATAGTTGCAACGAAACCGCCTGAAAAACCTGAAGATCAACCTAATACTATACCAGAGACGGATGGTGACAAAACACCAAATCCACAAAACATTCTTACAGGGACAACCCAAAGTGTTAAACCTGAACCAAAAATTACTATAGAACAAAAAATAAAAGAAGGTATATCCAAAAAGATTTTAAGAAACTTATTCACAGAATGTGATTATTTTCAGGTTATTAAGGAAACCGATCCTATGATTTATGAAACAATAAAAGATAAGATCAAATATTTTAGTCCGGCTTTCCACTCAATGACACCTGAAGGTTTGAACGCTAGATTGACATTCTTACAACAATGCATGAGACCGGGTCAAACAATACCTGTTATCGGTCCTGATGGTAGACCAAAATATAATGATGCGTTAAATACGTCATTTGGTGCTCCACCTATATTAGTATTAAGGGTTGGTGACTTCTATCACACTAAAATTGTACCAACAAGTTTGGGTATTAGTTATGAACCATTATTATTGGACATGAACCCTGAAGGTATCGGAGTTCAACCGATGATTGCAAAAATAAGTTTAGCATTCAACATAATCGGTGGTATGGGTATTAAAGAACCTGTACAAGAATTACAAAACGCACTCTCATTCAATTATTATGCAAATACTGAAATATACGATGAAAGAGCAACACCTACTGAAGATACAAGTAAGTTAGATCAATATGTTGTTGAAAAAATAACAGGAGGTTTACCACCTGCAACAACACAAGATCAAGCATTAGTGAACAACGTACAACCTAAAAAAGGTGGAAGTACTGTTGGAGTTATTGCAAATGCAACCGATATGGACTACGCACCTCTATTAACGTCATTACAAGATGGTTTAAGAGGTTATTTTACAACATACTACGATACATTAGAAAAGATTAATAACGACTATAACTATGGTATATTACAATTATATCTAAGAGATAGATCTTATACAAAAGGGGAGGTTTCAATTTATAATCAAGATAAAAAAGAAACCACACTATTTGGTAAAAATAACAATTATCAAGATTTTGTTGAAAATTTAATTAAGAAGGTTAAAAAAGATGTTGACGACAATAAAGACCCAATTACTTATAAAGTTTTTGAAAATTATCCTAACGTAACTAATAAGCAAAAAAGGGAATTAAAAGATAAATTAAACCTTCTTGTTGATCAAAGACAAGGTGCAATATTAGATGTGTTAAATGGTGATACAACAAACCTTATTCAAAACACTACTGAATTAAATAATATTTTCAGACAATTAGATGTTGTCTCAAATAAATTAGATGGTGAATTAAATAATAATAATACACCACAACTTTACGATTTAAGTGGTGATACATTTTTTGCGCCGGCAACAACAGAGGGATCTATATCTAATGTTTTTACAGTTAAAGTACCTGAAGCGATAAAGAAATTTGAAGACTTATTGACAGGATCACAAATATTAACTGAAAATTTCAAACCTAATTCTTCCACGATAGAAAATGGTAATGGTTGTACTTTTAAT